CTGAGAAAGTTCCTTTTTCCTCTACACCTGTTGAAGAAGGTGTTCTAGCTAAAAATTCACTATTACCACTCACGAACAAAGCAGAGTTACCTACTTCTACTAAAGATTCTCCACCTGCTGATGCTGCACCCATTAACAAATTATTATTAAACATTATTAACTATACTCCTGCGATAGTATTGCTTGTATATTTTCACCAGTGTCATCACTAGAAATAGAAGCTACTATATAATCTAATCTATCCACTGCACCACCAGAGGTAGAGAAGGTTGGATCAGATCCTGCTGGAAACTTCCAACAAGCATTCCATGATAGTGTACCACTACCACCTGATTGTACAAAGAATATACTTCCTGTTTGTCCTACTCTAGCATTTGTTGGTCTTGCCATTGTATGCGCTGCTGTCACAGTTGTCAAGAAGTTTTGTGCGCCTCCAAAGTTAAGAGATACACTAGTTACTCCATTGATAGCTGTTGTATGTACTGTTGCTGCTGCTGACTTAGCAAGAGCAAATGTACCACCTACACTTGTATTACCACTAACTCTGACAGTTCCTAAGAACCCTGAGTTACCTGTAATGGTAGCAGTACCACCTATGACTACGTTATTTTCAGCAGATACAACTCCTGCAACTCTTAGTGTAGTTAATAATCCTACTGCACCTGATACTGTAGCTGTACTCTTCATGACTACAGCAGCTTCAAGTGATGTTGCACCACTAACTCTAACTGTACCTAGGAAGCCTGTATTGCCTGTTATAGTGGCAGTACCACCTATGACTACGTTACTCTCCAGAGAAGTAGCTCCTGCTACTCTAACTGTGCTTAGAAACCCTGCTGCTCCAGTTATTGTGGCTGTTCCTAGTAGATTAACTGCCCCACCTACACTTAGAGTAGAAGCTAAACTGACTGCCCCACCAACTGTAACTGTTCCTAATAAGTTTGTATTACCTGATACAGATACATCATCTTTGAATGTTGCTGCTCCAACCACTGTAACCGTAGAAGCAAATACTGCTGCTCCACCTACAGAGACTGTACTCTGAAGATGTGCTGCACCTTCAACTGTTACAGCATCTTCAAATTTAGTAGCATCTGCAAAAGTTTTGTTTGTTAAAGTATCTGTTGTTGATGTTCCTATAATTGTAACAGTACTTGTTGGTAGAGTAATTGTTATATTACCACTATAAGAAGCATGTGGTGGTGATCTTAGTTGAGCATAGTGAGCATTACCAGACTCACAGTAAAATCTAACGTATGCTGGATCTGAAGCACTTGTTCTTAAATCTATTGATCCTCCTGATACAGCAAATGCACCACCTACTGTTCCTGTTCCACCTATACTTACATTACCTGCTATAGTTACTGTTGATGCAAAACCTGCTGCTCCAGTTACTGATAGTGTTCCACCTATGGAAGCATTATGAGTTACTCTTAATGTTGATACTGATACATCACCTGATGTTGGTACATTTGTTAAGTTAGAACCATCACCGTAGAATGCTGAAGCACATACCTTTGCATTTGCTGCTTGAACATTAGCACCACTGATTGTGACTGTGCCACCTATAACTACATTACCACTTACTGATACGTCATCTTTAAATGTACCTGCACCTACTACTGTGACTGTAGAAGCAAATGTAGCTGCACCTCCAACTGATGCTGTACTTTGTAGATGTGCTGCTCCGACTACTGTAACTGTACTCTTAAGTAAAGCTGCTCCTTCTATTGAGGTTGCACCTGCTACTCTAACTGTACTTAAAAATCCTGCTGCCCCTGTTATTGTAGCTGTGCCTAAAAGATTTACTGCACCACCTACACTCAAACTAGATGCAAGACTTACGGCTCCTGCTATTGTAGCTGTACCACTAAGGTTTGTATTACCACTTACTGATACATCATCCTTAAAGGTAGCTGCTCCTACAACATTAAAAGGTCCACTTACAGATACACTTCCACCTGCATGTATAAATCCTTCAACAGATATATTAGTAGCTGTTCCTAATTCAGCTTCGACATTGCTAAGATTAGAACCATCACCATAATAGAATAAAGCTGTTACATTACCATTAACTCTTAAGTTTGCACTTACAGATACATTACTATTAAATACTGCTGTGCCACCTACAGATACATTTCCTAGTACATCTAAGTTCTTACTGACAGATACATCATCATTAAATTCTGCTTTACCTGTGAATGTTCCTGCTCCTGCTACAGCTAATGTACCACCAAGAGATACATTGCCTTCTACGGATACATCACCTTTAACTCCTAAGTCACCACTTACAGAGACATCATTCTTAAAGTCTGAAGCTCCAACTACTGTAACAGTTGAGCTAAATGTAGCTGCTCCTGTAGTTATTAGAGTTCCACCTACAGATGTATTACCACCTATATTTACTACTCCACTAACTGAAACGTCATCATTAAATATAGCTGCTCCTGCAACTGTAACTGTGCCATCTATAAAAGCATTTGTTATTGATATACTTCCACCAATAGAAGCTGTAAGTCCTGTAAGGTTTGATCCATCTCCAAAGTATGCTGAAGCACATACTTTATCTTGTACAGAGAGATTACCTGATACTCCAAGATTACCACTAATTTGTGCTGCATTAGTTGCTATCTTAATAGCTGTATTAGTACCATCTCCTGATTGTATAGGAGCTAATGAAGTTGTAACACCAGAACCTGTTGTACTTGCATTGATAGCAAGAACTGATTTGTATGTATTAGATATAAGTTTTCCTGTAAAATCTGTCATATTGCTACCCACGTTTTATTTGCTTTGTCCCAATTTGTATTACCTTCAACAGCAATTAAAAGTTCTCCAGAAGGAGAAGTAGTACCATCTTCCATTGTAATCCATTCTGCATATTCATCCCATGTTATTCCTCTACCACCATCATCAGGTCTAGGATTCATAACTCTAGGATTATCTTTTACATTTGGAACTCTGTTTAATGGACTGTTCTTTAAATCATATTGCCCTTCAAAGTCTTCAGGACAAACCAAAAGACCATAACTATTCATTCGCATTACCCTATGTGGATAAGTAAATCCACAGGTATCACACATTGCTAAAGTTTTACTATTTACTGCCATTAGTTATAAAATGTTAATCTAGGTAATAGATATAAAGAAGCTCTTTCTCTATCTTCTTCCATTGCTCTAGCTAACATATCCTCGTAGTTTTGTTTAAGCATTGCTATTCTTGTATCTGCTACCAGTGGACGCTTCATAGACATAAAGTAAGCTAGTCCCATTGTCAAACATGGTAGAAATCTTTTAGGTAAATCAGCATTCTGATCAGCAGATTTATTAACATCCTGCATCTCACTGACTATCTCTAACTGTAGAGTATCTGTAGAGTTCTCTGGAATAGGCCAGACTGATAGAACAGGATTGTCTCTACTTCTACGTATACTATACTGAGTAGGTCTTCCTGTCTGAGTAGGTGCTGGTATAAGGAGATACTCTTCTGGAGTAATTCTGGTAAGCTGTATGTCTGTGTTACTTCTTCGTAAGACTACCTCAAGAGCATTTATTGTGCTACTACCTAAGTTATAAGAAGTAACACTGGTAGATAATGTAATACTGCTGGTATTGGTTGTCCATAGAAGTATCCCTCTGTTCTGCCAATCCTTAAGCATAAGGTTAATAGAACGTCTAGCAGAAGCAGGTTCATGACCTAGAGTATCTTCTCCACCAATCATCTCACTTGCTTCTTGAATTACTTCATCTATATCTAAGTTGAAGTTATATGTACCTGATGTAGCCATTATGTTCTATACCTTCTTGTCTTTCTTGCTATCTTCTTAGGTTGCCTAACAAACTGTTTACCTTTTCTAGTTCCTGCTCTCTTAGCTCTTGTTGTTGCAGCATACTCTTTAGAAGATAAAGATTTGATTGCTTTCTCTGGGAGATATCTTTCACCTGTCTTCTTAGAAGGTTTACCTGACTTGGTTCTCCACTTCTGCTTGCTCCATTTAGATAGCTTGTTAGTTTTTTTCTTCTTACCTTTATATTTTCCACCTGCATCTTTATAGTACTTAACTGCTAATTGCATTGCTCTTGCTGAATGCTTGCCACCCATCTTAGCCTTTGCTCTTGCTTTAGCAGCAGCCCATTTCTTAGGGTCACGTTTAGTTGCTACAGCCACGTTAGCCCCAATCAGTCTTAGGTATACACTTATCACACCTGCAAGTTTTACAAAGCCCTATCTTAGTTCCACCTATACCAGATACAGTTTGAGAAATAGTCTGATTTAATGA